CTATAGACCGCACGCCCTAGATTTCTTTTCACAAAATTCTAAATATAAAATTTGAAAAATGAAAGGAGTGAGAAAATGCCACGCAAACGAAAACCACTTGCAACACAAAAAGGGAATCTGACAGTTGCACAACAGGAAGACAAAAAACTGGAAGAACGACTTGTGCTCACAGGCAAGGAAACCCTAGCAAAACCGCCAACTTGGCTCATTGATGCCAGGGCTAAAAATGAATTTAAAAGACTTGTAAAAGAGTTCGAAAAAATGGAAATTGATGTGATCGGTAACCTGGATGTGAACAACCTGGGGTGCTATTGTAATGCGTTTTCTTACTATATTTCAGTTACAAAACAGCTCAAAAAAGAGAATAAAGTGATTAAAAAACCGACTCAAAATGGCGAAATTTTGGTTAAAAATCCACTGTGTGATCTGCAAAAAATGTATTCAGAGGAGATGAGGAAGTTCGCATCGATGTGTGGACTCACGATAGATTCGAGACTGAAAGCGGCAACGATTGCGAGAGAAGGCATTGATAACGAGATCAATGATGAATTCGGTGACATATGACAGTAAAAAACAGGCTGATCAGGTATGCAACAGACTGCATTAGCGGAAATATAATCTCTTGCAAGAAGCATAAACAGGCATGCAGCAGATTTTTGAGAGATGTGAAAAGGGAAGAAAGTGGGGAAGCCTCTTTTTACTGGGACGACCAGGAAGCACAAAAAATTATCAAATGGTTTAGCTTACTGCGACATTCAAAAGGAGTCCTAGCAGGAAAGCCAATCAAGCTGACAGAATGGCAGCAGTTTCATTTGTGCCAATTGTATGGTTGGAGAAGAAAAGAGGATGGGTATAAGCGGTTTAAGAAAAGTTTTATAGAAGTTGCACGAAAAAACGCAAAGAGCCAGGAAGAAGCAGGCGTTGCATTGTATGAGATTTCTGTGCAGGCAACAAAAAATAAAGAAGTTTATGAATACTATACAGCAGGCGTGAAACGAGATCAGTCTAAGATCGTATTTGAAGAAGCAAAACTGATGCTGAACGGATCGCCATTGAGAAAGAAGTTTAAACTTACAAATAATGCGATCACACATGTAAAAACAGGAAGTTATATAAAAGCACTGTCAAAAGAAGATGGAAAAACTGGAGACGGAACGAACCCAGCCGGGCTGATTGTAGACGAGTACCACCAGCACAAAACAACAGAGTTTCTTGACCTTGGCCTTGGATCAAATACAAAAGAGTCTTTGTTGATGATCATCACAACAGCTGGAATGGATCTGACGTATCCTTGTTATACACAGGAATACGATTACTGCAGCAAAGTGTTAGATTCTAATATCGACGTTGAAAATGATACATATCTGATTGATATTATGGAGATTGATGCAGGGGATGATATTAGCGACGAAGAAAACTGGAAGAAAGCGAATCCGATTAGAATGTCATATCCGGCCGGACGAGAAAAAATCCGTGGAGATTACGAGATTGCAAAGGTGATTCCGGAAAAAATGATAGCCTTTTTAACAAAAATGCTGAACATATGGGTGCAGCAGAAAGAAAATGGCTACATGAATATGGAAAAATGGAAGAAATGTGAAGCCAAAAAGCTTCCGATCGACATTAAGGGAAAACCAGTTTATGTCGGTTTTGATATGTCTTCTAAGATTGACTTAACATCAGTAGCATTTGTGATTCCATACAGGAATGGAAAACTGGATCAGACAGGAAGAGAGATCACAGAATATATCGTATTATCTCACTCGTTCATCCCGAACCAAGAAAAACTGATGGAAAGAGTATTTAGGGATAAGGTACCGTATGATGCATGGGAAAGAGAAGGTTTCATAACAGTAACAAACAGCGAAATCGTAGATCAGAACGTAGTCATGGATTACGTTCTTAATTTTTGCAAAGAAAATGAACTGGATATCCAGACATTATGCTTTGATCCGGCAAATGCAAGTAAGATCATGATTGATTTATCGAATGAAGGCTATATTGTTGAAGAAGTTTATCAGAGCCACAAATCCTTGAATGAAACAACAGAGGGATTCAGGGAAGAAGTGTACATGGGAACTGTATGCTATTTGTATAATCCGGTTTTGAATTACTCAATGAGTAATGCGGTGATTAGAAAAAATAATGGACTGATCAAGATCGATAAGGATGCAACATCCAAGAAGATTGATCCAGTAGATGCGACGCTGTGTGGCTATAAATTAGCAAGGTATCACGAATTTAACAATATCAGACAAGAAGCGTTAGATGAATTTTTAGCAAATGAATGGTAGGAAGAAAAATGGGAATAGCAGCAAACATTATAAATAAAATAACAAATTGGTTTAGGGGATCTCCAACAAAGGGAATGTCAGAAGAGGACTTTGCAGAATGGCTTGGAATTGGATACAGAAATAAGAGTGAATTGCGAGAGGTAACTTACTACACTTGCATGAAAATCTTATCGGAAACAATGGGGAAACTGCCAATTAAGGTTTATGAATGGCAAGGAAGCAAAGGAAAGGTTAGAGCAGATCCGGACGATACATCCAAACTACTAAATGAAAGACCGAATCCACATATGACACCATCTATATTCTTTGCGACAGTTGAGAACAATAGAAATCATTATGGGAATGGATATGTATGGATTCAACGAAGAATTTCAAGGAATGGAAGCGAAAACGTAGGCCTTTGGATTATGCAGTCAAATTGCGTGACACCGATCTATGATAACAAGGGAATATTTGCTGGAGAAGGCAAGATCTATTATCAATATACAGATCCGCTGGATGGAGAAATGTATGTATTTCCAGAAATGGATGTGCTGCACTTTAAAACGTCAATGACGTTAGATGGATTAACAGGAATCCCGGTACGAGATATGCTTGGAGATGTGGTAGAAGGGGCATCACAGAGCCAACAGTACATGTCGAATCTGTACAAAGGCGGAATGACTGCATCGATGGCACTACAGTATTCTGGAGAAATTGATGAATCAAGGATCAAATTATTGCAAAAGAAGTATGATAAGTATCTTTCAGGCCCGAAGAATGCCGGAAAGATTGTGCCAGTACCAGCAGGTATGCAGCTACAGCCATTAAATTACAAGCTGACAGATGCACAGTTCTTTGAACTGAAGAAATATACAGCGTTGCAAATTGCAGGAGCGTTCGGAGTCAAGCCGAATCAGATCAATGATTATGAAAAGTCGTCCTATGCAAACAGCGAAATGCAGCAGCTGTCATTCTTAGTTGATACTATGTTATTCCCTCTGAAACAGTACGAAGAGGAATTAACGTACAAATTGTACATAGGAACAGATAAAAGTTGTAAATTCAACGAAAAAGCGATCCTGAGGACAGATTCCAAGACACAGATGGAAATACTTGCTCAGGGAGTTCAAAACGGAATGCGTAAGGTAAATGAAGCACGAGAACTGTTAGATCTTCCAAGAGATCCGGATGGAGACGTGCTTCTTATGAACGGAAACTTTATCCCAGTCAAAATGGCAGGAGAACAATATAAGAAAGGAGAAACGAGTGCTTGAAAGAACTAAAACTTTATAACAAAGATCGTGACGGAAACACAAAAGTTTGTGGATCTATGACGATTAAGAACCAGACAGATTCCTCAGCGGATCTGTTTTTTTATGGGGATATTGTAAGCGAAACATGGCAGAGCGAATGGTATGAAGACGATATGGCACCGGGAGATGTGAAAGAGTTCCTTGATCAGTTGGACGGAACTGAAAACATTAACATCCATATCAATTCTGGCGGTGGTTCCGTGTTTGGCGGCATTGCAATCTACAACATGCTACGTCGTAACAATGCGCACAATGTTGATGGATTAGCAGCAAGTATCGCATCCGTCATTATGATGGCAGGAGATGAGATCGTAATGCCTAAAAATGCAACAGTTATGATCCATAAGCCATCGGCAAGTTATTTTTTCACAACAAAAAATGCGGATGATCTGCGAAAGGATGCAGAATCTCTAGATACTTGCCAGGAAGCGATCATGCAGACGTACATGACAAAGGCCAAGGTAGACAAAGAAGAAATTGAACAAAAAGTAAATGATGAAACATGGTTAACCGGAGAAGAGGCAGCAGAGTTATTTGACATAAAAGTCGAAGAAGCAAACGATGCAGTCGCATGTGCCGGAAGCTCCATGTTTTTTTGTTACAAAAATGTCCCAACAAGCCTGACTGCACAGGGTAAAAATGCCAAGAAAAAGGACGAGCAGAGACCTTTAAGCAGACAAGATATAAAAGAAATTTTTAATGAATCTTTTAGCGAGTACCAGGCGAGGGAAAAAGAGAAAAAAGAACTGTTAGAAAGCTTAAACCAGTATGGAGAAAGGAAACAGAATGGATAAGAGAGAAATTGCAGCAAAAATCACACAGAAGAAAGAAGAGATTAAGAATCTGATCGCTCAGGATAATTTGGAAGATGCGAAAAAAGCAAGAAAAGAAATGAAGGACCTTCAGGAAAAGTACGATCTGTTAGATGAGATGGAACAGGAAGAAGGAGAAGGTGTAAAGAACCAGGCAGCACAGGGGAAAGTAAACGAAATCAAAGGAAAGAAAAGTGTCGTATCTGCACTTGTCAATGCCTTAAGAGCTGGGTTTAAAAAGAAACCAGTTGCAAAGGAAGATATGGAAGTGCTGGATGCTATGAAAGAGGGATCTGACGAAGATGGAGGCTTAACAGTACCAGCAGATATCTCTACAACGATTAGAACACTAAGACGTTCCGAAGATGCCTTAGAAACGATTGTAAGGACAGAACACACAACAAAAGTAAAAGGAAGCAGAGTGTACGAAGTGAATGCAGATTCCATTCCATTCGATACAGTAGACGAAGAAAGCCAGTTTCCAGATGTT